CCTACCACCCCACCACCCACACCCCACCAGGTACCCTACATACATGCCATGGGCCACATCTAACCGCCGTCAACGCTTGCCAACAAACTGGAACGAAATCAGGAAACAAGTTCTCGCAAAAGCGAAACACAAATGCGCCGGCCTCGACCCAGCCACCACCCCGCCACCTACCAGTAGAGAGGTACGGGGAAGGGCGCACCGGTGGCACCACCCCGCATGCACCATGCGCGCAACAGACGTCGACCACATCATCGCCGGCGACAACCACGAACTAAGTAATCTCCAAGCCCTGTCACGCGCCTGCCACACAGCCAAGACCACACACGAGAACGCCGCAGCCAAGGCACGCATACGCGCCGCCGCCGCACGCGAACGGCCGCCACACCCATGCGCGCGCGCAACACAAACAAACAAAAAAGAAAAACAAAACAAAACAAAAGCAAAAACAAACGAAAGCAAAACCCGAAGCGAAACGACGCGACGTGAAACTTGGAACTGAAAAAAAATCGAAGCCGAAAAAAACGAACCCCCCCCTGGCACCGACTCCCCTCCCCCCACACACGAAAGACCGGGGGAGATAGCAATCGCGGAGTGGCATGCTCGGAACGACAGCGTTTGGGGTGACGGCGGCCACTGTGGGCGCGTGTGTGGCGGCACCCTCTGGGCCCCGTAACCTTGTTGTAGGCGGCCGACCGGTCGCCAGGAAGGAGAGGCATGGGGGTCAACTCCATCGCTGCGTCTCAGATGCAGTACTGGTGTCAGGCCGGCCCGGGGAAGCCGCAGGGTGGGGCCTACTCGGTCGGATACTCGCAGCCTGACCGCCTGTTCTCGTATCGTGACAGTGACGAGGATGGCTGGCTGCAGCGCGACTCGAACATGGACTGCTCGTCCGCGGTGCGAGGGGCGATCAACTACGGCCTTCACAAGGCGTGGGGGTATGGCTGGGGTGACGGCAGGCTGTTGCCTGAGTCGACGTGGACTGGTTCGATGCGGTCTGAGCTGACGTCTCGCGGCTGGTATGAGGTGCCGTGGCCGGATGCGTCGTTGTACCCGGATGGTGGTTTCCAGGACGGTGATGTGGTCCTGTCGGAGGGTGCGTCTGGCGGTGTTGGCCATGTTGCGATGGTTGTGCCGGAGGGTCTTGCTGAGGCTTGGATTGCTGAGGATGGCACGATCGACGGGTATGTTGGTGATCAGACTGGCTCTGAGACCCGGGTTGGTGATTATGCGACTCATGTGTACACGCGTGGCGGCAGGTGGACGCATTGTCTGCGCCTGCCTGAGGGCGGTGACAGCCCTGCTGGCGGCCGTTCTTCGTCGGCTGGGTACTCGGGTAGGACGATCGCGAATATGGGCGCCCTTGTGGCTGCTGCGGACGCTGCGGGGCTGCCTCGTTGGGTTGCGTTGGGGCTCGCTGAGCAGGAGTCGGACGGTGAGAACGTGTTCGGTCATGATGCTGGCGGCGCTTACCAGGGTGGCGGCGAGGTCACGGAGGCGAAGTTCCGTGATTTCTACGCTCAGATCAGCGCTGGGGCTACGTCGAACGGTGTCGGCCCGACTCAGGTGACGTACCCGGGTTACTTTTTCAATGACCCGGACCGGGCTTGGTGGGACCCGCAGGCTTCGTCGGAGGTCGGCTTCGGGATCCTGGCCGGCTACCTTGGCGGCGACTACTCGTGGGACAGTCTGTGCCGGGCTGGGTCCACATACAACTGCGGTAACCCGAACGACCGCTACGAAACGTACGGGCAGTCTTTTGCGTCCTTGGCTTGGGCGTGGAAAGATCAGCCGCTCGGCGACTATGCCGGCGGTGGTGTGTCATCTACCGATGAGGAGCTGGAAATGTCTGCTGCCGTTGACCTTCTGACTGAGATCCGCGATTCGTTGCGCGCCGGCAAGGAGGGGGACCACTACGCCGGTGACATGGCGTGGTATTCGGGTGCGATCCGCGACGAGCTGCGTTCCCTGAACAGTAAGGTGCAGGTCATTTCTGATGCTGTCACCCCTGGTATTGCGGGCGTCAAGTTTGACGGGGATTTGTACAACGCGGTCAAAGAGACCCGGAAGTCTCTCGCGGTTATTGAGCAGCGTCTGGCGGCTCAGCAGGGCGGCCAGAATGTCGCCTCTGACTCATGATTGTCCTCTTCGCGGTCGCTGCAGCCATCCTGGGTGCTTACTGGGTCGGCCTGTGCGAAGGTGTTGAGAACGGGTATCCGTGGGAACAAGAGAGCAAGGAGAAGAAGAATGACTCTGACAGCTGAGCAGTCTGCGACCCTGACGGCGGTCGCTGCGATCGTGTGGCCCTTGGTCCAGGCGGCCCTGGATAAGCCTTACTGGACGGCTTCCCGTCGCCGGGCGATCGCTCTGGCCGCGATTGTCGCGATCGCGGCTGGCACCTGGCTTGTGGGTGCGTACCCGGCCACTGCCGCGGCGGTCGCCACCCAGGTCCTGTCTGTTGCTGGTCTTGTCCTTGGGGCCTTCAATGTTCTGAAGAGCGTCAAGGTCAACGGGATCAGCATCCTGGATTGGGCTGGTATCGTCACTCCTGGTGGTGTTGACCTGCGGAAGTCGGAGGGTGGGGCCCATAAGGCCTGACCTTCTCTGGCTGGCGGTCCGGTGGCCGTCCCGCATATCCTGCGGGGCGGCCGCCGGTGGCTTCTGGCGGTATGATTGGGGCACGCTACGACTGAGAGGGGCTGAGATGCCGCAGAAACCGCCGCCGCGGCTGAGTAGGTCCGCCCGCCGCATGTGGGAGGATATTACGGCTAGGTGGGAGCTCCGCCCGGACGAGATCCGCCTATTGGAGGACGCCTGCCGGGAGGCCACAATCCTCGACAGGATCGAGCGGGAGCTTGCTGGCGCCGATTATGTGATGCCTGGGTCGCAGAGGCAGCTGCGTGCGCATCCGCTTCTGTCGGAGGTGCGTCAGCATCGCGTGGCGATGGCGCAGCTGCTGTCGAAGCTGAACCTTCCGGATGAGGAAGCTGACGCTAGGGCGCAGGCGGCCCGGTCTGAGCATGCGTCCATCGCGGCTGCGGGCCGGTGGGGTCTGACTCGTGGCCAGGCCTCGTGAGCGGAAGGCGCCCGGCGGTGATGACCTGTGTCTCCTTGCGGAGATCCGCGGGCATTATGAAGGGCGCTTGAAGTCACGGCCGCCTGCTTTGCCGGGGGCGGGAGGCGCGTTCCCGGCGGTTGCGCATGGCCCGGTGTGGGCTGTGAAAGACGGTGGTTGGCTGCTGCCTGAACATACGGTTGGGTGGGATGTTGTCTGCTGGGCGTCCGCTCACCTTGCTGGGCCCGGCGGTGGTCCTTTCCTGTTCACGGATGAGCAGCTCAGGTTCATGCTTTGGTATTATGCGACGGACTCGGCTGGGAGGTTCCTGTCGCCCACGGTGGTTCTGCAACGGTGCAAAGGGTGGGGCAAGGATCCTCTGGCTGGCGTTATTGCCCTCGCGGCGCTGTGTGGCCCGTCTGTCCCGTTTGTGGGGGGGGACGGTGTGGTGCGCGGGCGCCGCGAGGAGTCGCCCTGGGTTCGTCTCCTGGCTGTTTCCCAGCAGCAGACAGAGAACACGATGGGGGCGATCCGTGCTTTAGCTCCGCCGGATGTCCGCGAAGATCTAGCGATCCGAGTGGTAACGACTTTGGTTCGTCCGACGGACGGGAGGGCGGGGTTCATCACGGCGATCACGTCGAACCCTGACGCGGCAGAGGGGGCGCGCGCCACCCTGACTGTGTGCAATGAGACGCAGAACTGGACGCGGTCGAACTCTGGCATGGCGATGATGGGCGTGGTTCGCGGTGACGCGGCGAAGTCTCCGCCGGAACGGCAGGCCCGGGTCCTGCACATTTGCAACGCCGCTAGGGTCGGCGTTGAGTCGGTGGGGCTTTCTGTCCGTGAAGGCTGGGAAGAGCACGGCGGTAAGGATGCCGGCCTCATGTATGACTCGTTGGAGGCGCCCCCCGATGCGCCGTTGACGGCGGAAGTTGCCCCTGAAGTGGTTGAGTCTGTCCGCGGTGACGCGTCCTGGCTGACGCCGGACCGTATCGTCCAGGACATCCTGGATCCGTCCACGCCGCCGTCGGAGTCGCGCCGGAAGTGGTACAACCAAGTGGTTGCGTCTGAGGATGCGTGGCTGACCCGCGAGGAGTGGGACTCCTGCCTCGACAAGGAGCTGCCCGCGCTGGAGCCCGGCGATGAGGTTGTCGTGTTTTTTGACGGCGGTAAGTCGGATGACTCGACTGCCTGCGTGGCTGTCCGTGTCAGTGACGGCGCCCCGTTCGTGGTCGGGGTGTGGCAGCGGCCACCTGACGCTCGTGCTCACAACTGGGTCGTTGATCGGGACGCGGTCGATAAGCGCGTCCGCGACTTCTACGAGCACCACAATGTGGTTGCTTTGTGGGCGGACCCGTCTCATGCTGTTGAGGATGAGAGCATGGAGCAGTTCTGGGACTCAGTCGTAGACGGCTGGCATCGCGACTACGGGCGTCGTCTGCGTCTGAAGGCCGGCCAGGGGCACTCAGTGAAGTGGGATATGTCTTCGCCAGCGAACCAGAAGGCGTTCGTCCATGCCGTGCAGGTTGTAACCACCGATGTGGTTGAGCATGCGTTCGTCCATGACGGTGACGCTAGGTTGCGCGCCCACGTTCTCCATGCCGTCCGCTACCCGACTCGGTTCGGCATGTCGATCTCGAAGGACGGGCGGGAGTCGCGCAAAAAGATCGACTTGGCTGTCTGTATGATCGGCGGTAGGATGGTCCGTAACATATGGCTGAACAGCCGCCGCCGAAGCAGGGGATCGATATGGTGAACGGACCGTGGGATGACATTGCGGCTCGCCGCGACGAGGTGAGGGCGCTTGCTGCCCAGCGCCGCGAAGAGATCGCACCTGGGGCGTCCACGCGGACTGCGGCCAGTGGCCCCTTGTACGGAGTTGACTCGGACAGGGCTGACGCCACGAAGCGACGCTTGAAGGCGTTGTCGCTGGGGCCGACCTTGGGGCTGCTGTTGGACACGTTGGCCCGGCAGGTAGTCGCTGACGGGGTTTCTTCTGACCGTGACGATCAGGGGTCTGCCAGGCTTTGGGCGCCGTGGGAGGCGTCGGGCATGCCGTCTAGGCAGACAGCCCTGTGGCGCGAAGCTCTTATTGATGGCGCCGCCTACGCTGCTGTTCTGCCATCGAACGGTCCGGCTGTGCTGCCGCTGCCCGCCTCCCGGATTGCCTGTGATTGGGGTGGTGCCGAGGCTAACGAGTGGCCCGCTGCGGCTGTTGTGCTGCGCGGCGATGGCGCCCCGTGGCGTTACCTGACAGCCACCGAGGAAGTCGACTGCAGCACCGGGGGTGTCCTCTGGTCCGGAGCCCTGCGGCATTGCCCTGTTGTGCGTGTCGCCCCCTATCAGGCGCTGGACGGTGAATGCGAGTCCCTGGTGGATCGGCTGCGCCTTCCTGCTCGCCGCTACATCAAGACTGTGCACGACCGGCTCCTTGTCCAGCATCACAACTCCTGGCGGGTCCGCACCGCTACTGGCCTTGCCGACCCGGGGAGTCCCGAGGAGGCGGAACGGCAGAAAGCCCTCCTGGAGCATGGTGACGTGCTGACCGGCGGTGAAGGCGTCCAATTTGGATCGCTGCCAGAAACGAACCTGCAATCTCTGCTCGACGCGGAGAAAGCGGACCTGGGGACGCTGGCCGCGCTCGCGTCGGTGCCGTCCTGGGCGCTGTCCGGGTCGCAGCTAGTCAACCTGAGCGCGGACGCCCTCGCTGAAGCCAAGGCTGCTGAGCGTGCCCACCTGCAGTCGCTCACGCGCGCTTTTGGGCGCCCTGTGTGCAACCTTGTGCGTCTGTGTGCCGCTGTTGACGGCCGCCGGGATGACTCCGAAGACACTACCCTGGCCGTTGATTGGCGGGACACTGAGGCTAGGTCGCTGTCGCAGGCTGCGGACGCCTTGGGGAAGCTGTCACAGACGCTGGGTGTGCCCGCTGCGCTGCTGTGGGACCGGATCCCCGGCGTGTCGCCGTCTGAGGCGGCTGGCTGGCGCGAGTACGCGGACGCGCACCCTGACGCGCTCACCTCGTATACGCAGGCGCTCGCTGGCGTTGACAATCCCGGCAAGGTCGCGGCCCTGGAGGAGGAGTGACCCTTATCGGCGACCACCGCGTCGCTGTTGGTGCGCTCGCCATGAAAGCCCGTGACTCTGCGGTCGACCTGTTTGATGTGGTGCTCGACCCAGACAATCTGGACGCGTCGTCTGCGGCGTGGGCATCTCAGACGGCGTCCGCCCTGCGTGGCGTTTCGGCGGGCGTGGACCGGGAGGCTTCCAGGTACCTTAGCGCCTGGGGGCGTGAGCGTGGACGCGACATGGGATTCGCCCGGCCAGCCCTCATTGATTCTTCTCTCGATAGGCAGCTGACGCTGTCCGGGCCGATTCGTATAAAGACACTCGTCGGGAATGGCGTGGATCGCTCTGCAGCGGTCGCGGACGCCCGCCGGCGCGTGGGTGCGACCGCAATGAAGTCCGCGCGTGACCGAGACCGTCTGGACGTTATCTATTCTTGTCGGAGGCAGCGTGTCCGCTGCCGGCGCGTGACCGTCGGGAAGACTTGCGCTTTCTGTTGCATGCTCGCGGCTCGCGGCCCTGTGTACACGAAAGATACCGCCGCTTTCCAGGCTCACGTCTACTGTGACTGCACGTACGAGCCTGTAGACGTCCCGAATGCCAAATGGAAAGCCACTGAAGCGTCCGACCATGACCTAGAACTCGTGGACCTGTACGATGAGGCTGTAGCCTCGCAGAGAGCTGCCGGCGCCAGCGGGCTCAGTGACCTCCTGGCTCGCATGCGCCGGTCTGGCAGCGGTCTACTGTCGGACGGGGTGAGCTAGACTATTCGCAGCACTACGTCAGGAGACGAAATGGCAGACCAGCCCAGAAACGTCCGCGACGCCGACGAGGACGCAAAGCCTCAGCCGGGCGCCATGGAGACCAAGCAGGACACTCCTGCCGCTCAGACCGAGCCGAACGCGAAGCCTCAGCCGGGCGCCAAGCCCGCGAATGACGCGCCCGCAAAGACGCCTGCCGACACGTCGGAGTCGGAGCCGACCGAGGAGACTGGCAGCTCCACGGCGAAGCCGACCGAAGCTCCAGCGCCTGCGCAGGCTGATGCTGACGTGTCCGCGAGTGAGGCGCGGCCGGCTGGGACTCCTGGACCTGAGGACCCGCGCATTGCTGACCTGCAGGCGAAGCTCGCCGCCGCGACCGCGCAGGCTTCCGCTGTCGTTGCGCTCGCTAACGCCGGCCTGCCCGTCAGCCTCGCCGGCCTTGTCGCCGCCGGCAGCCCTGACGACATCGAATCCAACGTGGAGGCGCTCGCGCAGGCCATTAACGACGCGGCCACGCAGAAGAACGCCCCCGCCCAGCCGTCTCTTCCGCCCGACGCGGAAGAGCCCGAAGAGGACATGCAGGCCCGCGCCCGCAGGATCTTCGCCTGACTGAACGAACACTGAAGGAGAAACCAAATGGCGAACTTCGCAACGACCGGCAGGAAGGTCGTCCTCTCGGACATCGCCTCCCTCCATTACCTGTCCAGCATTGCGCTGACCGTCAACCGTGACGCCGAGGCTGGCTATGAGCGCGGCTACGGCTCGACCGTTGACGTGGCCATGCCTGTCGAGGCCGCTTCTGGCACGCGCAGCAGCGCTCAGCGCGAGGCTCGCACCGCGATCACGTTCGGCGACCTGACTCGTAAGTACGTCTCCGTCAAGCTTGAGGACGAGCTTTACTCTGCGGTCCGTCTGCCTTCTGAGTGGCTGACTTGGACGCTCGCCGACTTTGAGCGTGAGGTCGTTAAGCCTCAGGCTGAGGCTGTTGCCTCCCTGATCCCTGCGAAGCTTGGCGCTGTCATGGCTGCCGTCCCGGCTTCGCAGGCTGCCGACCCGAACGCCGCTGGTGTCGCCTACACTGACGCGAAGGCCCTGAAGTTCAAGAGTGACGGCGGCAACCTCCTTGAGGTTGTCGCCCGTGCCAACCGGATCCTCAACAAGAACAAGGTGCCGTTCATCAACCGGACCCTTGCTGTCGGCCCCGGTGTCGCCGAGGTGTTCCGCAAGAACAAGGACCTCCTGAACGTGTCCTTCTCGGCTGACAATGGTGGCCTTCTGCGTGACGCCACCATCGCGAAGGTCGGCGGCTTCACTGTCGTTGAGGAGCCGGCACTCCCTGAAGCGTTCTCTGTCTTCTATGAGAAGAACGCTTTCGCTCTGGCTGTCCGTGCTGCTGACGTCCCGGCCGGCGCTACGTTCGGTGACAGTGTCGCGCAGGATGGTTTCGCCCTGCGCCACATCTGTGACTACGACCCGACGTACGCTGAGGACCGTTCCGTCGTGGACGCTTACTTCGGTGCTGCTGTCCTTGATGGTCGGCGCGCTACTGCGGCCGGCCTGGCCTGATTGGACCGCATGATGGCTGCTACCCCGCTCGCTTCTGTTGAGGACCTCGCCGGCTGGCTCGGCGAGGCTATAGTTGACGACGTCGACAAGAAGCGGGCGGGGTGGCTGCTTCGCCGCGCCTCCTCCCTTGTGAACGAGGAGGCCGACCGGATCCGGGACCCGTGGACAGCTGAGACTGTGCCGCCTGGCGTCCAGGAAATCGTACTGTCGTGCGCTGCTCGCGCGTACGACAACCCTGAAGGCTGGACAGGTGAACGCCTCGATGACTGGATGGGGACCGGCAAGAAAGTCGACGAGGCCGGCTTGTTCCTGACGGCAACAGAGCGCCGCGCCTTGCTCGCTTACGCTCCGTCCGGGCCGTCCGGGGTGGGGATCCTCCGCACCACGCGCGAGGTATGGCCGCCTGTCACGCTGAACTCTGCGCCGTACACGTTCGCAGAATGGGAGCAGCCGTGAGTGTCATCCGGACCCGGCGGCGCAGGGCGAACTGGCTCATGACTGACACGTGCGTCATTGACCGGCCAACCGGGTCTATGAACTGGAACCCGGCTACGAAGCGCGACGAGCCGACCCTGGAGCGCGTGTATGAAGGAAAGTGCCGCTTGAAGCAGACCACCATGTACGGCGCGTCGCAGACGGTCGGTGGGCACACGTACACGGTGCAGCAGACCGAATTGCACATCCCGTACGACTCCTATGACGCCCGCGTGGACGATGTCGCCACAGTGACCGGCTATCGGTATGGTTTCCGCGTGCGCGGCCTAATCAACTTGACGCACGCGACCGCGCAGCGGCTCCTCGTGGACGCGGTGACCGCATGAGTGGCAGCCAGGTTGACGCGTCACAGCTGACGGCGTTGGCGGCCGACTTTTTGTCCGCTGGTGAAGCTACCGAAGCGGTCAAAGTGTCCGTCCGGAACGCGCTGGACACCGCGAAGGAACGTGCCCGCAAAGACTATGCCGCGTTCCCTGACAAGGGGATCGCGAAGGTCGGGCGGGAGTTCTCCTATGACACCAAGGGGGGTGGTGCTGTGGTGGAGGCTCAGTTCGGACCGTCGAAGCCTCAGGGCGCTCTCGCGAACATCGCGATTTGGGGTACGTCGCGCGGCGGTGGGGGACTGCCGCATCCGGCTGACTACATGGATGACAGTGTTGTTAATGAGATCGGCGACACCATGAACGAGATTGTGAGGAAGCTGTCATGATTAAGCTGTCTCCGTTTGTGAAGGCTGTGGAGCGGGCAGTGTCTGAGCGTTGCAAGTATTCGGTGTACCTCGGCGAGGTCACTGTCGACAACCCGCCGATGCCGTACGTCCTGGTCGGGTTCCCAAAGGCGAACTACGGAGATGCGACAACCCTCGACAATGTCGTGTCGGAGATCAGCTTCCTGCAGCCCGTCACGACGGTCGCGTCCACGGCGGACCGTCTTCTTGTAGTCCTGGATGACGTGCGCGCCGCCTTGGAGGGGTACGAGCTGCGGGCCGGTAGGCAGCACTGCGAACCTCTTGTCTTGGAGTACTGCTCTGCCATGCTTCGCGACAATCAAGTGAACCTTCCGGAGAAGAAGCACCCCCTGTATGCGGTGGACATGTGGCGGATCCGGGCAGTTAACCGGTCCCACTGAGATACACTGACAACATCTACTGGTACGCCGTCACCGCGGCGGCGGCATGGAGAGGAGAGCAAATGGCTATCAGCATCCGCACGCTCGGCGATGGACGCATCACCCTTGTGGCTCTGGCTGACGACAAGCGGGCCGCTGACCCGAAGAACCCGACCGCCGCTGAACTTAACGCCGGCTTGCACCTGGAGATGCAGGTCATGAAGTCGGACTACAAGCTCGGCTCCAAGGGGAGCACTAGCGTCGAGGAGCCCGTCCTCGGTGCTGCCGGTAAGGGAACCGTCCCGGGGCCCGCCGAGTACGAGGGCAACGTTTCTGTCTACCAGTTCTTCGACGATGACGGCAACTATGTCACTTCTGACGACTCGCGAGCTTGGGATCTGCTGAAGCGCACCGGCCTTGAGTATGACCTGTACGAGCGTGAAGGCAAGAAGCCGGAGGTCCCGTTCTCTGACGGTGACCACGTCGACTGGTACCGTGTCGCGAACGGCCAGCCTCAGAAGCCCGACGACAGGACGTCGTACACGAAGCGCACTGTGACGCTGTTCATCAGTGACGCTCGCGAGAACGAGATTGTTCTTGGCGGTGGCACCGCCCTGGCAGCTCCGACGATCACTTCGATCGACCCTGCCGGCAAAAAGGCCGGCGACACGGTCGCTATTTCTGGTACGAATTTCGTCGGTGTTACCGGCGTGACCTGCACGGTCGGCGGAAGGACCGCCCCGGTCGCTTCGTACCGCGTTGTGTCGTCCACGATGATCACTGCGGTGCTGCCTAGTGGCGTCCAGACCGGCAACTTCATCGTCTCTAACGGGAAGGGCTCCTCCGCCGGGAAGTCCTACACTGTGGGTGCCTGATAACCTTTCCCCTGTGGGGTCCGGCCGGAGGTGTCGGCGGTCTCTTCCGGTCGGGCCCCTGCCATCACCGCCGCACCGCTTGACCGCCACTGAAGGGGACAGCTATGACTGACACGTCGCAGATTGTCGAGGTTGACGCCGAGGATCGTACTGGCGACGCGGGCAAGCCTGAGAAGTTCGACTTCGCCCAGTGGATGGCTGGGTTTCAGCCGACTCGGAAGGCGTGCATGCTGTATGGGCGCACGGATCTGCTCGCCGTGATTGACCGCCTCGATGAGGAGGCGCGCCTGCCTGGCCTGACTGACGAGCAGAAGAGGGGGCTCCTCGCTGAGGCGCGGGAGACGCTTGAGGTACTGAAAGAATCGGGCGTTGAGTTCGTCGTGCAGACTATGTCCGTGTACGCTCAGAAGGAGCTCATGGAGCGCCTTGGCCACACAGGCAAGGATGACCCTGTTACTCATGAGATGGAGTGCGCTTTCCTTGCCGCCCATATCGTGGAGCCGACTGGCGTGACCGGCGAAGATATCGCTGGCCTGTATAAGGCGTCCCCACAGCAGGTGGAGAAGCTGTCTCGTGTCGTGCGGATGGTCGACACGGAAAGTCCGACCATCACGGCCCCTTTCTCGTCGAAGTCCTGAGCGCCCCGGCGGGACGGTGGCTACGGGCGCGCGTGAAGCACGCCCTGCAATGGGGGCGGCCGCCCACCGGCATTCTGCGTGAGTCGTCGGAGTGGGTGCCGCAGGACTATGTCCTCGCTGAGGCGTATTCAATGCTTGAGGACTCGCTGTGTCCGTGCGGGTGTGGTTACCCGCGCGACTTGGCATGGGACGAGATGATGGATGGTTGGTTCGAAGTCCGCCAGGAGGTCTGCTATGCGAAAGCTGCGCGGGAGCAGTGGGAGGCTGAGCATGCGGAGCGTAACAAGGATGGCGAGCTAATCGACCCACCAAAGAAGGGGGCGCTCGTTTATGTGGCGGATACTCGCGACGAGGCCTAGGTAAACTAGTGTCCGGTTGTAGTTGGAAGGGGCCGTGGTGGCAGATCGTACAGTCGTAGTGAAACTCACGGCGGACGCGTCAGGCGTGAAAGCTGGCATGTCCGAAGCGTCCGCAGCCACAAAGTCTGCCGCCGACGCGATGCAGGGGGCTGGACAGGCTGCCCAGGGCGCTGGCGACCAGATGGGGAACGCCTCCGACAAGGGGAAGACTGGCCTGGCCGGGCTGGCGGACTCGGCCCGTCAGAACGGGGCGGCGTGGACGACGCTTGGCACGACCGTTGCTGGCGCCGGCGCGGGCCTGCTTGGCCTGGCGGGAATGGCTGGCACGATGGCGGCCAACTTCGACGCCAGTATGTCGTCCGTGCAGGCCGCTACTCATTCCTCGTCTGAGGAGATGTCGCAGCTGCGAGAGGCGGCGATCCAGGCCGGCGCCGACACGGCTTTCTCTGCGACTGAGGCCGCTTCCGGCATTGAGGAGTTGGCTAAGGCTGGCGTCTCTACGAAAGACATTCTCGCTGGGGGTCTTTCTGGGGCTCTCGATCTGGCGGCTGCTGGTGAGATCAGCGTGTCCGAGGCCGCGGAGACCGCGGCGACCGCGATGGTTCAGTTCAACCTGAGCGGCGATAAGGTTACGCACGTTGCCGACTTGCTCGCCGCTGGCGCCGGTAAAGCACAGGGCGGCGTGCACGATATGGCGTACGCCCTGAAGCAATCCGGCCTCGTGGCCTCTCAGGCCGGCCTTAGCATTGAAGAGACGACCGGGTCTATCGCGGCTTTCGCTTCGGCTGGGCTGATCGGCCAGGATGCGGGTACTTCCTTCAAGACGATGCTCCAGCGCCTCGAGAATCCTTCCAAGAGCGCCAAGAATGCCATGGATGACCTGGGCATCCACATTTACGATGCCCAGGGGCATTTCATTGGGATCACTGCCGTCGCTGAGCAGCTGCGCAGCGGGATGAAGGACCTCGGCGAAGAGGAACGCAACACGGCGATGAGCACGATCTTCGGGTCTGATGCTATCCGCGCCGCGAACGTCCTGTACAACGAGGGTGGTGAGGGGATCCAGGGGTGGATCGACAAGGTTAATGACGCCGGGTATGCTGCCGAGACAGCCCGCCTGAAGCAAGACAACTTGAAGGGTGATATCGAGAAACTCGGCGGTTCTTGGGAGACTGCCATGATCAAGATCGGCTCTTCATCCCAAGCTCCCGTCCGCTCTGTTGTTCAGCACATCACGTCTCTTGTTGACAAGCTCGGCGAGCTCGGCTCTGGCACTCAGTCTATGATTTTCAACTTCGCCGCGTTCGGCGGGGCTGCGTTGACGGCGGTTGGCGGTCTCATGGTGATGGCCCCGAAGATCGTTGAGATCAAAGATGCGATGAACACTTTGAATTGGACGGCCGCCGGACTGAAGGGGAAGCTCGGCGAGGTCGCCAGTGGGATGACTGGGTTCGGTCGCGCCGGGCGGATGATGATCACTGCCGCCCTGATTGAGGGGGTGAAGCACTACGGTGATGAAGTCAGGCGCACGGGCGTGTCCGTGGATGAGATGTCCACTGCGCTCGCCCATGGCGGGTCTGTTATGAATAACCTGGACTTCGACAAGGGGAAGTACAGTCTTCAGGAGTACTCGCAGGCCTTGGCGGACATTAGCCGCCCGTCTGTGTGGTCTTCCGTGCAGCAGCACCTGGCCAGCTTCGCTGACGGGATCTCTGGGGCCTTTGGCGCGGATACTCGCTCTGACCTGCAGCGCACGAAGGATGCTCTTGAAACGACAGGCAAGGCCCTGTCAGGGATGAGCACGGACGAGGCTGTGTCGCAGTTCAAGAGGCTCTCGTCCGAGATGACGAACGGCACGAATAAGAGCATGATCGACTTGATCAACTCTATGCCAGATTTCAAGGCGCACTTGAATGAAGTCGCAAAGCAAATGGGGTTGACTGCGGACGACAATACGCGTCTCGCGATCGCGCTGGGGCAGATAGACCCGAATGCGCAGCAGGCTGCCGGTGGCACGTCGCAGCTGGACGCCGCTATCCGCAAGGCCAAGGAGGGGACTGACCAGATTGTCCCGTCTATCGAGGAGGTCGTCAAGGGAATCAAGACATACGGCGATACTGTGATCGCCAACAGCAACGCTGACATCAAGTTTCAGGAAGCGCTCAAGAATGTTAATGACGCCGTCAAGGAGAACGGCGCCACACTGGATATCACCACAGAGAAGGGGCGGAAGAACCAGTCTGCCCTGAATGACCTGGCGTCCGCTACGTTCGCGCAGGTGCAGGCTGCGCAGGCGGCCGGCGCGGGGCAGGATGAACTGCAGTCCAAAATGGAGACTGGGCGTGAGGCGTTCATCTCCGCCGCGGAATCCATGGGGCTCACTGAAGATGAGGCGGTTGAGCTCGCCGACAAGTACGGCCTCATCCCCGACAAGATCAACACTGAGGTTACCGCCGACACTAGCCAGGCGACCGAGGCGGCCGACGGTGCGACCGCCGAGATCAACGGGATGACCGGCACGATTAGTATTTCCGGCGACGCCGCGCAGGCTGACTACACGCTGACGGTCACTGCCGACTCCGTGAACGGCACGACCGGTGTCATCGACATTGACGCGGACAACGATAAAGGGTTGTCTGGCTTGCGGGAGACGGTTCAGACGATCGACAATAGTGATGGTACTGTTTCTATTCTTGGTGATGCCACTGGGGCTCGCTGGGAGAAGGACTCCATTCATACGGAGATCGACGAGACTACGGGTACCGTGACGATTTCTGGCAATGACCAGGCGTCCGGGAAGGTGCGTACGGTCAAGTACAACATCGACCAGCTGCACGACAAAGAGATCAGCATCACTGCCAGGATCAAGCAGATTTTCACGTCTGTCGGCCACTGGATCGGCGACCATGTGCCGAAAGGCTCCTGGCTGCGCGCTGAAGGCGGCCCGATCACTCCGATCAAGGGCTACGCGAATGCGGGGGCGGTCCATGGCCCTGGCGGCCCGAAAGACGACTGGATCCCGGCATGGCTGTCTAATGGGGAGCATGTCTTGACGGCGGCCGAGGTGGCGGCCGCTGGCGGTCAGGATGCCGTGTATCGTCTGAGGAAGCTGATTCGCGACGGCGACATTAAGCGGTATATGGAGGCGACTCGCTTCGCTGACGGTGGAGCTGTTGGCGCTGTCTCGCCGCCCGCCAGTGGTGCCGGCGGGATTTCCGTGAAGACACTCCGTCGCGCGATGGATGGCATGAACCTGGAGTTGACCATCGACGGGCAGACCACGCTGACGTCTAGAATGAAGACTGTCGCCGACCAGCGGGTAGTGACCGCCTACCGCATGAGCAGGAGATGACATGGCAGACCAGTGGATGGCCGGGTTCACGGCGAAGCATACGGGGCTCCTGAGTATCGTCCCGGAGCCGTCGCCGGAGGGGTATGCCTCCTATCCGGTGTATGTCACGTCCGACAATGACCGGGTGTTGATCTGGCATCCGCAGGACCGGTCTGCGGTGTCTGACCCGCTTGCCCCGATCGGCGTCCCGACTACGTACACGCAGGCTGGCCTGCCCCCGGTGACGTTCACTCGCCGCTCTACGGGGTCGGACATCATCTCTGACTGGTCGGGGCATGTGCGCGCCCGTGTCGACTTGATGCCGTCTACGTCGTACACGTACGAGGCTGGGTTGTCTACTGTCACCGCTTCGACCGGCGTTGTAGATCGATGGAGTGCGGTCCCGTCGCCGCGGGCGACAACGATCGAATGTCGCACGAAAACCTTGGGCGACTTCCAGACGTTGCGGAACCTCGTGGAGATGGCCGGCTACCTGATTGTCGCCCATGACACGGAGAGGTGCCGCATCCCTGGGTGCACGATCGAGCCGATCCGTGTGGTCGCCGTATCGAAGGCTACCGGCGAGCAGACTGAGGCGCGGACTCGTGGCACCGTGGAGTGGCAGCTGTCCGTGACGGAACGGTCGAAACGGAAGATCTACACGGATGCGGAGCATGCCGGGTGGACGTATGGTGCCACCTACGCGAAGACGGGTGTCAGCCTGGGGACGTTCTCCCCGTGTGTGACTTGGGGTGAGTGGCTGCAGTTCGAGAAGGACGTCCATGACGGCAAGATTCCGCAGCGCCTCACGTATCTATGGGGCGGACCGGACCGTCCGGAGGATGACAAGGCGATCGGTGGTGATCGCTCTGATAACTGGTCGCCGCATGGGAAGCCGACTCGCGGCGGCGGCGTGCGCAACGTGACGCCGACCGCCGGTACGCGGAGCTTCCGGCAGTCACAGCCTGGGCACCGCATCCACCTGTCTGTGTACGCTCGGCGGATCACCCAGGACGAGTATGGACTGTCGCACGTCAGCGTGGGCTTGTGGTGCTCGGACGGGTACGGTGATGCTTCGAAGCGTCGGTCTTTCGTGTATGACGCCGACAGTGTCACGAAGTCCCTCCCGGACGATAATGGGTGGGTCCTGATCCAGGATGACGTGACCGTTCCGGACGGGAAGCCGTGGATTGCCCCGTATATCCTGCTTGACGGCGCGGATGTGCCGCTGACGGAGTTCGGGGAGCTGACAATGGCGGACATGGACAACCAAACCGCGTCCACATTGCAGACTCGCACCTACCATGACGTGTGTGTGCTGCTCGCAGGGCAGGAGGACCGGAAGTGAGACCTGGCCCGAGCATCCCGGAGATGAATGACGCGGGCCGCTGGTCCGCGCGGATGGACATTCGATACGGGCCCCGTCTGTTTAAGGACATCCCGATGACGTCATGCTCTCTTGATTGGGGGGAGCTGAAAGTGGATGGCACGTCTGCTACTGCGCCTGCGTCCTTGCGTGTGGGCGCCCCGGACGACTACGCTCCGCGACACGAGGGGGATTTCTACTCCAACTATGGGCAGATGATGTGTCCGTCCGTGGTCTGTGAGTTCGAACATGGTGGCAGGTATGAGATCCCGTTCGGGAGGTTCCGCATCACGGAAACATCTCAGTCGCCGGAGTCGACCCCCGTGCAGGGGAAGGACTTGCTGCTCGACCTGGAGGAGAATCCTCTCTCGTGGCCGCATTCCCCGCACCCGGGGGGGACGCTGATCACGGAGATGAACCGTTTGAACCCTAACCGGGGGATGACGGCGATCCGTGTTCCGGACTCGCGCCGCGACTACCAGATCAGCTCTTACTTGCAGCTGCCCACGGACCTGCTCGTGTCGATGTCGATGATCGCGAAGGAAGCGGGCTGTGGGCTGCGGATGTCATACCGCGGCGAGATCGAGGCGTACCCGCTGCCGACGCCGTCATCGGCCCCTGCGGAGACGTACTCGCAGGAGTCGCACATGGTGATCGGGGCGGCCCCTGTTCAGTCCCCGTCGGGGCGTATCCCGAACTGGTACTCCGTCGTAGCGAAGGGGGACGGGTCACGCCAGTACACGGTGCATAAGGGGGACTCGTACGAGTCTGCCGTGAAGGACGACGAGAAGAACAAGACCGAGGTTGAGATGGCGATCGACAACCTCTACCTGAACAAGGAACGCGTGTGGGCGGAGAACGCGACCCCCACCTACCAGAAGGATGCGGCACGCTGGTCGTGGTCTCGGCAGTTGTCCCCTCACTGGACGCGTACGGAGAACGGCTGGAAGTCTGACTATGACTTCAGCTTCTATGTGAAGATGAATCAGGCGTACGGCTACTACCATCCGTCTTGGTATGGGTGGGTGTCGAAAACTACGGACTTGTCGTCGCAGAAGTCTTGGGACAAGGTCGTCGAGGAGGCGAACCGATGGGCGAAGTTCGGCATGGACCGAGCGAAGTCGTGGCGCGTCCAGTTGGTCGCCGACCCGCGCATCGAGGTTGGCGATGTCATCGCTGTGGAATACAAGCAGGGGAAGTGGTGCGTCATATCTGTGACGTCCTTCTCTCTGGACCTCATGGATCCGTCGCAGCCGATGACCTTGACCGGCGCGGAGCTGCGCCGCTGGTGACGGTACACTGTGGTGCATGACCGCTTCTGACTTCAACTCGGCCGGGTCGCTGTTCCTGGACATGCAGGACGCCCGGAAGAGTCACGCTGCCTCTGACTCTATTACCCGGTGGGTGAAGGGGCAGGTTGTCGACACCCCGGACACGGACCCGACGCTGCCTGCCGGCTGGGTCCGTGTCGGCATGCCTTACAACGAACCTGACACGTATGTAACGGGCGAAACTCCTGGCCTGTACACGTGGAAGGGGGCGATGGTTACCGTCAAGATGCACTCCGATGGGACGCTCCTGTCGATCAGTGACGGGCAGGACGAGCCTGGCGACGAGCGGACTCAGGTGGAGCGTCTCGGTCCGGCCGGCAAAGAGATAGCGGGCGCCATGTCTGATGCCGTGAAGGCGCAGAAGACCGCCGAGGAGGTTAAGGGGCGCGCAGATGTTGCTGCGAGGGATGCCGCTGCTGCGCAGAAGGCCGCCCTGGACGCGAAGGTCAGTGCGGACGCCGCCATGCGGAAGGCAACGACCGTGGAAGGTCAGACTGCCGGCCTGGATGGCAAGATCACCGCCGCTCGGAAGGCTGCAGATGAGGCGAAGGCTGCGGTTGCTGGCGCTGACTCCAAAGCGACGGACGCTCAGAACAAAGCGCAGGCGGCCCTGGATGCGGTGAAGAAGTCTGGTGACAACGCTGCCGCCCTGGCGGCAGCCACTGAGGCGAAGCAGGCCGCAGATGCCGCCAAAACACTCGCCCAGCAAGCGGAGGTGGCTGCCCGGCAAGCACAGGCGTCCGTTACGGACGCCGCTCAGAAGGCGGCGAAGGCGCAGACTCTCGCTGAGAAGGCTGATGCGAACGCCGCGGCCGTGAAGTCGACGGCGGAGTCCGCTGACGCTGCGGCGAAGAAGGCCGCGTCGGATGCGGCCGCAGCGCAAGCGTCCTACAAGTCGCTGCAGGCGACTGTGTCTGCGAACTCCGCGGACCTGGCGGCGGCGAAGTCGAAAGCAGACCAGGCTACGAAGGATGCGGTGGCTGCGAAGGATGCCGCTTCGAAGGCTACCGCTGACGCGCTTGGGGCCCGTCAGGCTGCCGATGCCGCCTCGAGTAAGGCGTCCACTCTGGCCGGCCAGGTGACAGTGTCGCCGTCCGTGCCGGTCTCGGCTGATGGGCAGGGGAAGCCGAAAGGTGCCGTGTGGTTCGTGCAGGACAGGCAGGGTGTCCTTACGTCTCAGTACACGTGGGATGGCGTGAAGTGGTCGCTCATGCCGCTTGATGGCTCTGTCATCAAGGATGCGACGATCACGTCTGCGAAGATCGGGAACGCGGCGATCGGGTCCGCTCAGATCGCCGACGCGGCGATCACAGACGCGAAGATTGGTGGCCTGTCAGTCAGTAAGCTCATGGTGACTGGCGGCGCGAAGATCCCCCGGGCCGTGATCGATCAGCTCGCATCGGATGAAGCGTTCATTGGGAAGCTGTCTGCGCACTCTGTGACGGTTGACCCGGAGAACATGCTGCGCGACCCTGGGTTCACTGGGTCCCCGTCGGGGGTGTGGTCGCCTGTCGCTCCGACCGGCGGGTCTGTGGCGTTCGTGTCGGACATTGAGGGTGCCCCTGGCGGCCGGTCGACTGGGGCTCGGCTGGTCGGCGGTGCTGCTTCGGAGGCGCAGCTGAACCAGTCGTTCAAGATCCCCGCGGGGAAGGTGTGGGTGCTGCGGCTTACGTACCGGTACCTGCAGGGGTCTGCCGGTGGCCTGCAGTTGAAGGTCGGGGGGGTGGCCTTGCCGGCGTTCCCGTACAAGGATGCGGGGTGGCACACGGAGGATGTTGATTGGTCGCCGGCGTCCTCGGTGGCGGGCGGCGTCTGCCAGGTGTGTGCCAGTAAGGGCGCCAAGGCGGAGGTTGTCGCGATTGTTCTGTGTCAGAAGGTCGGCGCGACCATGCTCGCTCCCGGCAGTGTGACATCCGATGCGATCTACGCAAGCAAAGAGCTGTGGGCGAAAGTGTCGGCTTTTGGGTCTGTGACCACGGAAATGCTGACCGCCGGGAAGGCGACCATCACCGGCGACGCGGTGGTCGGCAACCTGAAGGGCAATAATATCTTCGGGTCCAAGATTGTTGGGTCGTCCATGTATGCGTACTCCGAGTCTGCCGAGTCGCTCAACAAGAAAGGGTTGCCTTATAAGGCGGTCGACGCGGACGAGGGTGACTGGAATTCTGTGGCGGTCCCTATGACCCGGGCGTGGGCGAATCGGTATGGCGGCAGCGACGCTGATGGGGTGTGCACGATTACGTCCGCGTCAGACACGGAGATGACCGGCAAGTACACGTCGCGTCTGGATTTCACGTACAACGCTTGCTGGGAAACCTACGTGGATCTGCCTGAAGGGGATGTGTTTGATGCGACCCTGGATTTTTGGTGCGCTGACACGGGCGGGACGTCTGAGATGGAGATCGTACTGCTGCGTGACGGTGTTGAGCTGTCCCGCAACCGTACCTTGGACGGCTGGCAGACGGTCAGTATAGCGAACTGGAAGAAAGGGGACGCGGGAACTCGACGCTACTATCTGCGTGTTTTCCCGCTTTACTCGCCGACGACCGTCTCGTTTAAAAACTTGAAGCTCTGGTATCGGACGGTGTACGACACTTCGTCTATCCGCCTGAAGGGTAACTCGCTGCTGTTCCGCCAGTCGGTGCCAGACGACAAGGGGACGAACGCGTGGTTCCGTTTCACTAACGGGCAGATGTATGCGGCTGGCACCAACCAGCTGGAGTATCAGCGTCCTCTTAAGTCCCTGGTCATGCCCCCGCATTTTATTGGGACAACGAACCAGCAGCGCATCCTGCAGCGGAACTACTGGGAGTGGTGGCCTGGGAAGCTGCAGAATGATACCGAGTGGTTTGAGTACGACGCCCAGGACTTCCGAATCGGGAAGAACAACATCCCGCAGGCGGTGTACAGCGGCCTGTACTGGGTTACTATTCAGGCGACCGTGGCGAGTCACTACTCGTCGCTCTGGACTACGCTGCTCGTGGAGCTGAACCCTGCGGGCAACTGGGATCTGGCTGTCGGGAACTCTGTCGCTTTGGAGCCGGGCGTGAGAGGTGTGAAGGTGTCGGCTGCGGGGCTTATGCAGTTGCGTACGAACGTCCGCCTGTACTGGCATTTCGCAATCCGCACCCCCAACATGGGGTCCGAGAACGGCTGGCTTGAGCTCAACAACATGCGCTTGTCGGCGATGTACATTTCGAACTGAAAGGACCGGAGGATGGCTGACACTAGATGGGATGGGGCGGTCGTTCCGACCGCGTACTCGGATCTGCTCGGCGCGTGGGGTCGGTTCAGTGACTCCGTTGGAACGTTCGTGCGTGTCGCGTCGATGCAGGAGGCGCGGGCTCGTCTTGCGCAGGCGCCTGCCGGCGTGGTGACGTCTGCGACGCCGGCGATGTTCCTGATCGGTGGGGTCCTGTACTCGGCGAACGGTTCCAGGACTGGCGGCGACTACAACATCGTGCCAGTGTCGGGCTACTCGGGGGTGCTCGTCGATCAGTGGGACAAGTCGGACGGGCGTGGCCGCCCGACGTCGGACCACACTACGCGCCGGTGGGGGCAGTCCACGTTCCAGCTGCCTGTTCGTAGCCTCCTTGAGTTCTCTCTGGATGTGTGTGTGTCGATCGTGCACTCCGACTTCAACTCGGAGGACGAGAAGAACAAGGCCAGCGGGTCCTACTACTTCGGCTTCCTGCTGGACAACGTCAACCAGTGGCAGACTGAGCTGCAGTACAACAGGACTTTCATGACGCATCATCTTTCCTGGAAGATGGAGGTTGATGCGGGCACGCACACTGCTGCGTACACGACGACCGGTTCGTACGGCACTGACCCGTACTGGCACTTCGATGGCGGCGTCTACCCCGGCACGCGGTTCCGCGTGTTCTCGCTCGGCGCTACCGACTGACGGTTGAACTGTTACCCGCCCCTCCTGTGAAACAATCAGGGGGGGCAGGTTGTGTCACTACTTGGAGGGGTTATGGCTACGCTGGAGCCGTCAGAGAGTCGTCGAGTGTGCGCTGAGGCGCTGCGGGGCAGCGTGCAGATTTCCGCCTACGGGGCGCCGGACGGCGCCAGATGGGCGCGGCAGGCTGCCGCGCTCGGCGGCACGCACATGCGGCTGACGAACATCTTCGAGGAGTCGACCGCCCAGGCGGCCGCCAACGGCGGGGACAAGCTCGGCGAAATGGACAACAAGGTGCGGGCTGCCGTAGACGCCGGGTTCCGCATCGTCGTTGATTTCTCCTACTACCGGAACCTCCTCGTTAAGGAGGGGACGAACCCGTACTTTCTGGAGTGGCCTGCGTGGCTGACGCCGATGGCGCAGATCCTCGGCCGTCAGTTCCCGGGTGCTGACTGCGACTATGCGCATGCCCCTGAGGTGGCCGCTGTGGCCTTGTCGGGGGAGCCTGACATCCTGTGGGGCGGCGACAATCCCATTCGGCAGGCGAAGTCTCCGGACCAGTATTTGTGGGCGATCCGCCAGCAGGCGATCGCGGTTCGGAAGCTGGACTATGACGGGCCGATCACCGCCGGTGGGTTCAATCATCTGAACGCGGACGGTCCTGACCGTGGCGCGTACGGCGACGCGGTGGACAGGCTTGCTGCCGTGCCGTGGGTGGACGCCCTGACGTTCCATGGGTATGACGAGCCGACGAAGCTGAAGTCTGGTATCTCCAAGTTCGTGGATGTTGCTCAGTCTGGGGGGAAGCTCGCTCTCATGGAGGAGTGTGGCTTCAACTCTGACAACACGACGGATGCTGCCAGGGCGGCGAAGTTCCGGACGCTGGTGCCGTGCATTGCCGCGTCTGGTCTGGCGGGCTTGGGGCTGTGGAACGTTGGGGACTACAACGGGTATGACGTGCGCGCTACCCACCCCGAGGCGATGAAGGCGTGGAATGAGGTCGTTGCTGCGTTGCCCGTGTTGGGGCGTGCTGGTGCGGCCGCACCGGCTGGCGGCGGTTCAGCTCCGGCGCCGACCCAGTGGGTGACATTCTCGGGGGACGCCACCCCTGGTGACGTGTTCATTGCCTCCCTGGAGGGGAATGCCCTGTGCGTGGGGCCCCGTACGGAGTGGGGGACGGTGACGGTCCCTGCGGTTGGGGAGAAGCGGATGGCTACTATCCCGCCGGCGGTGATCGGCGACCGGAAGCCTCAGCGTGTCTGCTACCCGCTGCTGAAGAGTGATGGCACGTCGGACGGGTCTACGGTCGAGGTGTGGCCGAACAAGACTGTGGTCACGCACGTTGTGGCGGGCGGTGGCGGCAAGCGCATCTGCCCGATGATGTATGCACCTCTTGCGTGACTGCCGCCACACTTCCCCTGGTGGGACACTTGGCTCATGCATGAGATTTCTTTTCCTCCGCTCCCGGCAGAGCTGATAGGTGCCGCCCTGGCTGGGGTTGCCTCGTGGGTGGGGTGGTTGTTTGCGAGGGCGGACCGGACTGCGGACCGGCGCGTTGAGGCGTTGGAGGCGGTTACGAAGGCGTTGACTCGCAGGGTGCAGCTCTTGGAGGAGGGACGTGAAAAAGCGGAGGCGGCGCGCGACCTCGCTGAGGAGGAGGCGCACCGTCTCCGCATTCGCGCGTTCCGGTTGGAGGAGTATGCGGCGGCTTTGCTGAGGTGGGGTGTTGGTTTGGTGGCGATGATGGCGCCGGCGGAGAGGCCGCCTAAGCCGCCGTCACCTCCATCCGACCTCGATGATGTGGGCGATCTGTGTGGCGGCGGCATGGCGGCTGCCTCCTCTCCAGTGGACGCCGCCGCCGGCCACATACCAGGTGGCGCCTCGCCGGGTGAGGGTCACTCGGGTCCCTGACGGGGGCCGCCCCCTGCGGATGATCGCTTCGCGGGGGCCGGTGGTCACCTTCAGTTGGGTGCGGTCGAGGTCGGCCGCGCCAATGATGGTGAGGGCTTCGCTGACAACTCCGGCGGGCGTCATGTCAGTTCACCCCCAGCCACTGCCAGAAACCCCAGGTGGTGAGGGCGGCGCCGAGGACGATGAGGCCGGTGGCGAGTCCGGCGATGGCGTAGGCGATGCCGGCGAAGATGAGCTCTCCGGCGCGGTTGAGGTGGCGGTCGAGGGTGTTGTTGCGGGGGGCGGCGTGACGCATGTCAGTGCTTTCCTTTCAGGCGGTGCGGACGATGACGATGGATCCGGCGGGGGCGGTGGCGTAGGAGCCCTTCTGGGTGCCCGCGTGACCTCCTCGGAGAGTAAGGGTTCGGTGGGCGGGCCGGCCTGGGGTCGGGGTGTTGGACTCGACCCGCCAGGTCGCTCCCTCACGGATGATGAGACTGCCGGCGGAGACGTTTTCGATGGGGGTCGGCCTGGTTGGCTGGTGGGGGTACATCATTGACGCGTTCCTTTCTGGGGGTGTGTAAGGCTGTTTGACGGCCTGTCAGAGGGTGTCTTGGGGGGTTGCCTGGACTGCGTCCTTGAGGGCGCTGTAGAGGCTTCCAGGGGTGTCGGTGGGGCCGTATGGGATGCGGGTAGGCCGTCCGCTGTGGGGGTGGATGGTGACCTGTCCGTCCTCGACGGAGACCTTGGTGCCGGCGGGGAGGTTGGTGTCAGCGATGACGTTCCAGGCGGCGATCCGGGCGGTGGTTGCGGCGTTCATGGGGGCTCCTTCGGTGGGTGCTGGGGGTGGGGGTGCTGCCCTGACTTTTCGGGGTTCAGAGGGCGTTGAGGGCGTCCGCGTCGAGGCGGCCCATGATGGTCAGCCAGTCGCAGAGGTCGTCGTGGAGGTTGCCGTTGGGGGAGCCGTCGTAGGGGAGGCCCCACTGATCGACGTCCTGGAAGGCTGACTCTCCCCCGATGGTGAGGGTGAACCGGGTGAGGGGGTTGCCGGCCGCGTCGGTGCGGGGGGCGGCGTCCAGCTGGGCGCTCTGCAGGGGGTGGGCGGTGTTGGTGGTCATGTCCGTTTCCTTTCTGATCGGTCAACTGATCGGACGTAAGCAATGTTTCCATCGTGCGGACTGGGCGTCAATCCGCCCTGGGTGCGGCTTCGGTCACAAGGTGGGGCGATGGCTGGGGGGACGCGGGAAAGTCCGCCCCTCCCTGAGCGCTGAGATGGCGGGAGGGGCGGACTGTGGGACGTTGCGGGGTCACATACTGAGGATGTGACAGCCCGTCAGGCGATTAACGACACTCGGTCGTTGTGGAAGTCAGGACCAGAGGCGCCACCCCGACGAGGTGCCTCCTCCCAGCTCGAACGTCAGCAGTGCCGGCTTGGAAGACTCCCCGGATGCGTTCTGGAACCAGCTGCTTCCTGGGTCGACGGTCGGGGCGCAGATGATCTGCCGGCTATCCCCGACGGTCTGCACGGAGAACGAGTGCCAGTGGCCGTGCAGTAGCACGCGGGCGTCTTGCATGCCCGCCACGCAGCCGAACGCCTGTCCGCGGAACCAGTCAGCGATAGAGCTCTTGCTGCCGGCTGCGTGACCGTGGGTGACGCCCATGACCGTCCCGTCCTGGGCGCGCACAGTCAGGGACTCCAGGCGGGGAGATGGAGCTAGGAAGCTGACGCCCTCGTATCCGGGCCGTCCCTCCATGGCCATCTGAATGTTCGACTGGATCAGGAGGCCGTAGTCGTCCGCGGCGATGTTCGCTCGCTTGGACCGGCCGATTCCGCTCCGGACCTGGCAGTGGTTTGACGGCACTGCCACGTAGGTGACTGACGGGCAGGCTTGGGCGAGCTGGCGGACAGCGTCGGCGAGGACGCCCTGGGCGGTGCGGATCTGCTCGACGAGGCCCATGTCGCAGGTCTGCGCCTGGCTGACGGTGTTCGTGAAGTTCTCCGTGCTGTCCCCGCAGTCAACGAGGATGACCTCGTCGTAGGAGGCGGCGTTCAGGCTGATGCCGCCGAGTGCCGACCGGACCGCCTTGACGGTCTCCTTGGTGCCGCCGCGAACATCTGTCTTGCCGATCTGCATGTCGGAGATGACGACCACGTACGTGCCCTTGCGGGGCTGGTCGGCATGCGGGGCGGGTTTCTCCGCGAGGATGGGGGCGATGTCGTCGTAGGCGAGGCGCTTTGCTTCCGCCTGTTCCGCGGCGCCTGGCTTCCAGGTGATCTTCTCGTAGGAGCCGTCGGCCAGGCGGACGGTCTTCCCGCGGGCGGTGATCGCCTCGGTGGGCACGCCGAAGTATGCGTCGGTGCCTTGCTGCCGCTGCTCGGATCGCTTCTTCAGGGCCTTTCGGTGACGGCGGACGGCGGCTTCGCTGGTGCCGTATTTGTCGGCGATAGCTTGGTTGGTGCACCGCTGGTGCGGGGGGAGGGAGTCGTTCGCGATGATGGCTTCGTCGAGGGGGGACATGTCACTCTCCCGCCTTGTAGTTGTTGACCCAGGTGCGGAGCTTGTGCATGTTGAATCCGGCCCAGGAGTCGTAGATGCGGCCGCTGTTGCGGTCGGCGACGTAGCAGACGGGGGCTGCTGTGTAGCTGTGCTCGGCGGCGAGCTTCTGGGCGGTCTTGTCGCCCTTGAAGCGGGTCTCCATGTAGGGGGTGTTGTTCTTGGTGAGGTACCGCTTTGAGGAGCGGCATTGCTGGCAGCCGGGCTGGAGGGCGATGTAGATCTCGTATGAGGTCAAGGGTTGTTCCTTCTTGTTTATGAGGTGTGAGGTTGAGGGGAGGGGCGGGGGCTGGCTGGTGTCAGCCCCCGCCGTTGGGACTGTCAGAAGGGGCAGTCGCCGAAGTCGGTCTGCCCGGTGAGTGGGTTTGCTGCGGCCTGGCCGAGCTGGCCGGGCTGGTACTGGCCTCGGGGTTCGTGGTCCCGGTCGGCCCTGCGGACGTACCCGCAGAGGCGGCAGTTCCGCAGGTCGTGGTCAATGCCGTTCTTCTCTCCGGCGTGCCACTCTCGGAGAATCATTGTGCCAGTGACGGTAACCCGGTCTCCTTTTCCGAGGACGTCCGCAAGGTAGGTGTGCTCGTCTCCGAACAGGGTGGCTGACACGTACAGCGGGGCTCCGTCGTCGCTCCACCTGCCGGTGGACTTGTCCTTCATGCGGCGTGTAGCGCCGATGCGGAGAGAGAGGATGGCGGTGCCGGACTGTGAGTAGCGGACCTCGGGGTCCTTGACGAGGGTTCCGGTAGTGATGGTTTCAGCGGCCATGGTGTAGGGGTCCTTCAGTTGATGAGGGCGGCTTTGGTCTGGGGTGCGTCTTCCTGGCGGCCGTACTTGTACGCCTGGAAGCCGTCTGATTCTCCGGCGGGGACGACGGGCAACACTATGGGACGTCCGACTGATTCGACCATGCCAGAGGCTTCACTGTTGATGATCACTGGAATGTTGCCGTGCTCGTCGATAATGTCAGTGAGGTACTCAATGAGCTCTTCGGCTGTGACTATCTGGGCGGTCATCCTGTGGGGTCCTTTCTGTTGGCGCAGTTCAGGATGGTGACGAGGTCCGTGGCGGTCATGGTCACCCACTGGTCGCCGGGTTTGGCGTTGCCGTGGCGTTTGTGGATGACGATGCCGGTCAGGCCTCCGATGTTCGCTGCTTCAGTGTGCGCCTCTTGCACCCATTGAGGCAACCTCATTTTGGTCACGTTTTTGCATTCAACGGCTATTTGCCTGCCGCGGCAGGCAACGCCGTACAAGTCGCCCGAGTCGGCGGCGCCGGTCTTGACTTGTCGGTCTACGTGGCAGCCCTCGAGGCGGTCGTCGAGATAGTCCGCGATGAGTCGCTCGAATCGGCTGCCCGCCGCTTTCGCGGATCTCAGGTTGCGTCCCATGTCGGGTGCATCCTCCTCTCGACCCGGCTGTAGATGATGGCGAGCTGGTTTCGTAGGTGGCTGCTCATCTCGGTGGTGTCCTCTGGGCGGTCGGCCAGGTATCGGAACGCGCTGTCTCCGCGCTTCCGGAGTGCGCGCAGGCCGTCGTCAGGGGAGGTGACCTTGGCGATCCTGGCGGCAAGCCGGGCGGCATACCAGGTCGCTTTGGCCATGTCTTCCTCGTACGAGGAGTTCAACTTGACGCCTGCGCGGAGGGCGTACTTGAGGACGTTGCCGTACAGGAAACCTTCACGTTCGGTCAGGTAAATGACCTCGACGGGCCACTGCGTGTAGTGGGCGGGGTGGTTGATGTTGTCGCTCATGAGATCACCGCCATGGGGGTGCCGGTCGTGTCGGCGCGGTACTGGCTCCAGCCGCCGGCGTGCCCAGTCTTGACTGTGTTGATCATGAGCAGACCGTCCCCCTGTTCGTAGCCGATACCGCCGCCGGCGATCACGGCGACAGGGGTGTCGTTGCCGTACCGGAAAGCGGCGTCCTGCAGCTGCCCCATGAGGCGACCGATGGTGAGGGTGCCAGCTTCCTGGGTGGCGTAGTCGCGGATTGTGGCGCCGGTGCCGGTGGATCCGAACGCACCTTCGCTGCGATCGGTGTCGTCGTCCACGATGCCTGAACTCACGTCGACAGTCGGCAGCGGCAGGATGATCAGTTGGCAGATCCGGTCCCCCGCGGCGACCGACACCGGCTCGGCGAGAGCGGTGACGGCAGCCTTGACGTTGCCGCGGTAGCCGGCGTCGATGATGCCGACACCGTGGGGCATGGACAGGCCTTTCATTCCGGCTGAGGACCGGAGTGTCAGCTGCCCGTAGTAGCCGTCGGGGATGGCGACCCGGACGCCAAGATCGATTGTGTACACGGCGCCGCTGCGGACGAGGCAGCCCTGCCCTTCGGGGACGTGCAGGTCCAGGCCGGCGTCCGTGGCGTGTGCCCTGGTCGGCGATTCGACGGGCATGACTTTCTGGATGGTGACCTTCATGGTGGCGGTTCCTTTCAGCGCTTGGTCCATGGGGAGCGGTCTCGACCTCGAGTGAGGCCGTGTGGTTCGGAGTGGTAGGCGTCTATTTCGTTTTCCTCCCACGCGAGCGGCGAGTGGCCGCCGGCGATGACAGCGGTTTTGTGGGCGGCTGTGGAGTTTTTGTTCGGGGGGATCGGCTGGCATTGGAGTCGCTGCCATGTGCAGGCCAGGCGGAGTCTTTCCTCGGGGGCGACATATTCGCCTGCTCGGCCTTTCGTGACCACTCGGGGGGAGACGTTCGCCAGTCGGGCGATGCGGTGTTCGTCGTAGCCGATCCACATGAGCGACAGAATGCGCCGCTGCAGTCCGATGGGGGTAACGAGGGTAATGGGGATCGCTGTCATCGCTTGTTCTCTGGGTTCTTGCCGGCCTGCCAGGTCGTGAATACGGCCTCCAGGGAGTCGGGGTCGTCCATGCTGGCGCCCCCTTCCTGGGCTCGTTTCCACACGTCGCCGGGGTGGCCGCCGGTCTCCTTGCAGTAGTCCATGAGCATGGTGCGAGTCATGTTGCGGCGTGCTTCCTGCTCGGAGTTGGGCTCGGGGTTCGGAGAGGGGACGGTGGTCGGTTTGTCGGGGGTGATTCCAGCTTCATGTTTCCGTTCGGTAGGTGGCGGCACGTCCTTAGGGCCGGGGGCGTTCTCAGCGATTCGGCGGGCCTTTTCTCGGGCGTCCGGCCTGTCGGTCGGGGTTGCTTCCGTGGTGCGCTCCTGCGGCTTCTGGGGCTCGCTGGTGAGCTCTTCTGCGGTGTACACGTTTCCTGCGAGAGCGTCTGACGCGCCCTGACGGCACACCTCGGTGATGGCGCGGGCCCGGAGCATCTGTCGGGGGTACTGCGTCCACGGGCCGCGGTTGCCCCACAGGCCTGCCTCGCGGGCTTTCTTCTCATCCCAGGTGACGGTGAACTCGTAGTCGGGGTCGTCGGTGCGGACGATGCTGGCGGTGACGCTGCTGCCGTCTTCGTGGATGCGGAGCTTGTGGCCGGCCCTGCGGACGATCGCCGCCATGAGATCAGCGGACATGGTCATCTTGCCGCGGGCCACGACCATGGACTGCATGACCTGCGTGTAGGGGACGCCAAGGGCGTCACCGATGTCCATTGCCCAGATGATGTCGGCGGGCTTGCCTCGGTATTCGGCGGGGATGAGGGAGGACTGGGACACGATTTTGGCATGTTCGATGCGGTCCATCAGAGGGTTCCTTTCATGACTGTTCCGAGAAGGGCGGCGGCGACGTCGGCGGGGTGTGAGTCGCATTGGTAGGGGACATCTGCGTGGGAGCGTCCCGCGTGGATGGTGACCCCAGCTTCGCCGATGCGGGCGGAGAGCAGGTCTTGCCGGTCGGTGAAGATGAACAGTCTTGCGGGGTCTGCGTCCACGAGCGGTTCGTCGATGATGAACTGCGGCCCGGGATGGTGGCGGAGGCAGCATTCGGCGATGCCTCTGGCCATGGGGGCTCTGTCCTGCCTGGGGGCGAACCGGCCGATCATGCCCATGCCTCGCGTGCGTCGTTGAGGGCCTTGCGGATGGTGTCGTCGATGGTGTCTTGGTTTGCGTTGGGGTCGCAGGCGTATCTGTTTCCGCCCGCGTCGAAGGCGTACAGGCCGTCTTCGGTGACCCACGCGACCATGACGTCCCTCTCTGTGCGGACCTCGATGTAGGGGGAGCCGTAGGTGGTGCGACGGAAGGCGGCGTATTCCATGGCGGCAAGGTGGTTGCGGACGGCGGTCAGGAGGGGCAGAAGGAGGCGGGACTGCATGAGCGGTGACATGGGTGGTTCCTTTCAGCTGTGGCGG